CCAAGATCTTCTCCCTCTATTGTAGCCACCATTTCTTTCTGAAGAACCTTTCGGATATCATTCGGCTTATTATGAAGCATTGCATAACCAATATCTAACATTTCATTACGATATTTTTCGGCAATCTTCTGCCTGCCTGTTTGAGACATACTATTGAAGCTACCTTCGAATTCATCCGATAGGCCTCCGAGGAATCCGCCTATTTGGTCATTGAGGTTATGATACCCCTGTACTCCGAGAATGGCTTCAGTATCCGTGTTTAAAAATGGTCTAAACACCTCCCCGCTCTGCGGCCCAATTAGCCCTCTATCGTATACACGCGCTCTATGATCAATGAAGGGATGATTACTGAATGATTCGCCAGTACCGCGTAACCATTCCATCGCTTTAAAACGCTCATATGAATCTCCACGCTCAGCGATGTACTTTCTGTAATGATTCAAATCATCGAAGAAATCAGATTTGCCTTTATCGTCTTTGAAATACAAAAGGCTCTTCATGAAATCATAAAATTGAGGATCTATCCGATATTTCGATCCACCGGCCCAATTAAGGGCATCAGTAAATTCTTTATCTATAAATTCATCCGGAAATTCTGCAAAAGAAGACGTGCTAGTGATAGGTATTCTTGTATCATAATCTATAAGACCTCTTTTAATGAAGTAGGTCTTTCTCCCAGGCTTAAAAAACAATCGATTCTTGTCGTCTTTTACGGAAACACGTAAACCAAGCTCTACTTTACGTTGAAGTTTGGTGTATTTCAAGATTCGTGGGTCAGTGACTCTAATGTTGTAAGTCATAACGTCATAGTATTGTCCGAAATATTGGCCGGACATCCTAGACTTCATACGCCTCTTCTGCACACCATAAGTTTCAAGTTCATAGAAGCCTGATACTCTCCCGGACTCGAGAAGTTTCTTGCCGGTATCGAACCATACTCTCCGATTACCGTTGAGATTGGCCAAGTTGTATAGATCACGACCAAGCTCCATAGCTATCTGATCAAAATCCGGGGTTTCCATGATGGCAAGACGCCTAGCGAATTTAAGGTAAAACTGCTGGAGGTCCCTTTCGTTCTTTTTGAGTCTTAACAAAAGCTTAAGAGGAATATGCTCATCGAAAAAATGGCGCAAGCTGCGAGCAACATTTGGCTCAATGCGATCTTCCCATTTATTTCTTGCGATAATATTAGGAATAAAGTTATCATGCAAATCCTGCAGTTGTGTTGGTCCCAATACGGGATCGATGTAATTATCGATCTTCAATTTTTTCAATACATCGGAATCAGCGCGCAATTGTGTTTCCAATGTATCGGAAATGTTCATCACATCGAATTTTATCTGGCTTTGAGAAACAGCCTTGAAATTGCTCCAAACTTCCGGATTATTTCTCTGCCTAGTAAACAGGATTCTCAAGTTATCTGCTACTACGGCACGTTGATTCGCTCCCATTTTCATTTCAAGCGAATCGATAAACTTCTTGAGAAATACCTTATCAATATCCTTTAAGACATCGCTGTCTTCTATTCTCCTAATTGCATTATTCAACACTTGAGGGGATTGCTGAAAAATCCTGGCATCTTCATATCTATTGGTCACTGGATTAAAAATCATTTGATCTTCCCTAGGAAGATTGTTCAAAACTCTTCTCTTTGCAGCTCTCTTTGTACCCAGAAGTGTGCCGCGATAATTAGTCAATGACAATACACCGTCTAGTTCACCTGCTTGCAACAAGTAGTAATCCCGTAGCGTATTTGTCAACTTTTGATCATTGATAAAATCTTCTGGTCTAGATGCACCAAGTTGCATAGCATCAAGCTTTGCTTTTGCCTGTGCAAAACGGCGTGTATCATTTGGTAGTGTTGGATCTGTCATAGCTCGTAGTTCATTCAACCCGACGGATTTTCCGTCGAGTGTATCGAACTTATCCAGTGTCAACTCTCCAGAATTAAACATATTCAACTTACTATAATCACCGAGATGCCTAATCTGTACATCCTTCGGTTGACGTCTTAACCAAGCGTCATATGTTTCTCGTAATGGTGTTTGTCCATCATAGAAAGCAATTTGTGCAGGCGTGAGACCGTCTAGATTTCTTCTACGAATTTGGGCAAGACCTTCAAGCTTTGATAAATCATCCCAAGATTTGAATACAGGAACTGTTGTTGATCTACAACGATAATGAGCTGGAGGCTTATGCACAATATCATCTATATCATAAATCTGGCCATCTCTATGACGACAAATGGGTGTAGTTCTGGAATCGAGCACTGATACGTATTCCCAACCAGAAATTGCACCTTTATTGGCTTTGTATACTTCACCATCCGCTTGAGTATGGACAGATGTCACCGCAGTAATAACAAGGGCTTGACTCTGATTCTTGGAAATATTATGAACATTCCCTTTTCTTACGTCTAGAGCCATTTGATTCGTTGTTTTTCCCTCAGCTATTCCATTGCGGATCAACGATTCAATTCGTCTCTTCTCTGATTCAGCGATTCCGGCCCATCCCATAGCTAATGTTTGATCTTTAAATAGCGGTCGCTCCAAAACAATTTCTTCCGCCACTCTTCGAGTTGGACGAGCCGTTCTCCAGATATTGCCCATAGTATTTTCAAAAGTCTGATACATATAGGAAATTTGATTAGAAGCCATATCTAACAAAGATTGCTTAGAGATGGAATACACTTCTTTGTATGTTTTAGTAATGTCATTATCTATGGCATCTCGAAGTACACGAAATCCGGACGGAGATGCCTTGGCATCGGCTATCAATTTTGCTGTGGAGACCTTATGTCCATCCAAAACCAGAAAAACTTTATCCGTTAAACGCTGCTCATAAAGTCTGAGCATTGCAGCACGATCAATAACCTTGTCGTATACCTCTGTATTGGCATTCATTCTACACCATTAGATTTTAGTATCTTAGCGTATTCAGTTGAGCCTTTTTGAGGTATTGTTACAGTATCTCCGTTGATTTCTTCGAGAGCCTCTTCATCAGAATACTCTGGCGCAAGAAGATCGTTCTGCTTAATTAAATCTATCCAAGAAGAACGAGGGATAAGGCCGTTCTGGTACCATTCAGTAGCAAGTCTGAGCCAATCAGCGCCAATGGGCATCGGATTGAAATCATTGCATAAGTTGAATTGGATATCTTCTGGAACATATTCTGTTTTATATTTCCAGTTAAGCATGAATGCAATTATTTGTGAAAGTACGGAAGATACCTTTATATTCAATGCACCAATCTGTGCCGTTTGCGCGGCATTGCGTAATTCTAGCGCAACACCGGATTGAGCTGTTTCCGGAGAGAGCATTCTTATGCCCAATTTCGCCATCTCTTCTATACCACGAAGAATAGCGGTCTCCATGTCACCCAAAGCATCAGTGGGTGTTTTAAGAACATCTACCTTGTCTTCTCTATTTAGATGAAGCCAAGTGCCCAATCC